CCCTAAGCGATCTAGTTTTCGATAATAGAAAACAAGAGTTAGAGTTTGCCAGACAAGAAGCACAACTTAAATTAGATGTACAAAAACGTACTCCCGGATTCCTTGGTGGAGAGCCAGAGGCATTAGCCGCTGTAAAAGCCGCAGAGGAAAAATTAGTAAAGTTTTTGGAACCAATAAATAAAGCTCTAGATCTTTTACCTATAGAACGAGAAGAAGCTGTAGCAAATATAGCTTTAAAACTAGGTAAAGATCAAGCAGTTAAAGATGAAGTCGCAGCAACTCTAGCACAGCGAAAACAGCGTCAAACAACACTTTCAGGCTCTAGAGGTGTTGTTGCAGCTGGTACAGCTGAGTATAACTCAATGTTGGCTCAGGGTGCTGTATTTGATGCAGAACGAGTACGTGCCGAAGAAGAAAAGTCGATGTTTGCTAAAGCAAGTTATGATGCTAGCGTTGCTAGTATTAACTTGGCAAAAGAAGACTTAAGTCTTTTAGCTTCACGAGGTGCAGTAACACAGCAACAAGCAGCTCAACAACTCCAAACATTAACTAATCAACAAGCACAGTTAGACTTAGTTCAAAAATTAAAAGAAATTGAAAAAACCCGATTCTTAGCACAATTAGAGTACTCTAGAAAAGTTCTAGAATCTGGCGAGGAAGAATCTACTGAAATGCTTGCACAGTATAAAATGATACAGTCTAGAGCTGCATTAGATACTGAAGCAGCTGAAAGAGACTTCCAAGCAAAACTAAGAACAGCAAATATTACTGCAAGCTTAGCCGATAAACAAACTCAATACGAAAATGTATTTAAACAAAGCTTTGATAGCATGGCAGATGCTATGGTTGAATTCGCCAAAACAGGAGAATTTAGTTTTAAGAATTTAATTAATAGTATGTTAGCAGGATTGCTTAAAGTTGAAATGCAGATGCAGTCTGAAACTTTATATAAACTATTTAGACCAATAATTGCCACAGCATTTGGACCAGCCCCTGGTAGCTTTGACTTTGGACCTGTGGGACCAAGCAAAGCAAAGGGTGGAGCCTATGATGCAGGATTAGAAATGTTTGCTAAAGGTGGAATGTTTACAAACTCAATTGTAAGCCAACCTACTTTGTTTAAGTTTGCACAAGGTACTGGAATGATGGGCGAAGCAGGTCCAGAAGCTATTATGCCACTAAAGCGTGACAGCAACGGCAATCTTGGCGTACGCTCTAATAGTCAGGGTAATGTAGATGTAGTTGTTAACAACTATGGAAACGAAAAAGCGACTACTAAAGAAACCACAGATAGTCGTGGAAATCGTAGAATTGAGGTTGTTATTGGCGACATGGTTGCTGGTGAAATGTCTCGTTCTGGAAGTTCTTTACAACAGACACTTTCTTCAACATATGGCACTAGACCAGTAATTGGACGGAGATAATTATGGCATATACTTATACATGGCCTACAACAGGTAACTTTCCACAAGTACCTCAAAAAGGATTTACTGAGTCCGTTGGAGTGAATATTATTCGCTCTCAAATGGACTCAGGTCCTGCAAAAATGCGTAGGCGTAGTAATGCACCCAATACTATGAGCTTGAACTTTATAATGACAACCGCCAATGTAGCAGAACTTGAGCGTTGGGTAAAGGAAGATATAAAAGGCGTAGCACGTTTTGGGTTTCCACACCCACGTAAACTAACCACAGTAGAGGCCAGAATAGTTCCTAGTGGTAACTCGGAACTATTCCAATTAAAATATCTAGCTCCAGGTTACTGGGAAACTAGTCTTACATTTGAAGTATTACCATGAGTAGATTAAGTAGCTTATCCGCATCAGCTGTAAAAGCAATGTATTCCTCGGAAACAGAGGAAAGCATTATTATGCTTTTAACAATATATGACCCTTCAACTAACTTACCTGTGGTAAGATTAGCTGATAACTATACTAAACGTATTTCAGAAACTGCGGATGAAGTTTACTATGGGGTAACTAGCAGAGGCAATGACTATACGTTTTTGCCAATGGAAATATCCTTACCTACAGAAACTGATACAGGAGCACCTAGCTGCTCTATTACATTAAATTATGTAACCAGAGAAGCAGTAGAGCTAGTAAGAACACAACTAACAAAACCTACAAAAATTCTTTTAGAGTTAGTATTGGCTAACTCTCCTGGTACTGTCGAAGCAAGTTTTCCTGCTTTTTACATTACAAGTGCTACTTATAGTGCAGAATCTATTAATTTTACTTTAAATATGATTAGCTATGAGTCAGAGCCGTTTCCCGCGTTTAACTTTACGCCTAATTATTTTCCGGGGTTGTTCTAATGACTATTGATAAATATATTGGATTACCTTATAAAGATAATGGCAGAGATACTACTGGTATCGATTGCTGGGGATTAGCTCGCCTATACTATTCACAAGAATTAGGTATTGATTTGCCAAGCTATTCTACCGAATACAATGGTGATACAAGCGAAAACATAAAAGAACTAATTAGCCAACATCGAGAAAGCTGGACTAAAATAGAAGTGCCGGAAGTTGGTGACTTAGTTCTTTTTAATATTTATGGAGAACCAACACACATTGGTATATGCGTTGGTGATAACAAATTTTTACACTCCCGAGATGGAAAAGATAGTGTAGTTGAATCACTATCAAGTCAGCAATGGGATAAGCGGATTGCTGGTTTTTATAAGTATTCTAGAAAGGCAATGATTCAAAGTGTTTCAATGCCTCATCCATTACGAACTGTAGTTCAGCACGATTGGACAGTTGCAGGAACTACAGTTCAACAATTTGCGGAATTTATAAAAGAAAAGTATAAAGTCAGCGAACGTCTATTTTCTAAAATTATAATATTAATTGATGGTGTACCTGTTAAACCAGAACATTGGGAAACAACAGTACTGCAACCAGGCCAAAGCTTAGCGTATCGTGCTGTTCCCGGCAAGGAAGCTGGACGTTTAATTTTAATGGTTGTTGTCGCTATTGTAGCGCTTGAAACAGGAATGAATCTTGCAGACGTTACAAGCATAGAAGCTTTAACGGCCGCAGACACAGCTACAAAATTTAAGTTTGCAGCAGGCGTAGTAGCTACAAATTTGGCAGGAGCAGCTTTAGTAAATGCTATTTTCCCAATTAGACAGCCTACACAAAATAATCCAGGCACTGCTACAGCACTTAATTTGTTTAATGGTAGTAGTAATCAAGCTAATCGCTTTGGCGCAATCCCTGTTGTACTGGGAAAAATTCGCATGGCAGGACTGCTAGGTGCAACTCCATACATCGAAAGTCAACCTAGTACTACGTTATTAAATTTATTACTAGTATGGGGCTATGGTCCTCTGCAAATTAGTGATGAACAGGTAGGTGCTACCCCAATTAAAGATTATTATACAGGTTTTGTACAAGACATGCCATTTCCTGTACATTTACCAGGATATTCTACAGATAATCCTACATCTTTTAACAAATTATATTCAAAAGATGTAGAGCAAGACATAACTAACCTAGAACTTGTATATGATACAATTACTGTACCGGCGTTAGTACCTCCCAATCCTTGGAAAACTGTTACTTTCAATACCACTGATGTTACTAAAATAGATGTTGCTTTTACCTTTCCAGAAGGTATGCGTCAAATTATTGCTAAAGGCAGTAAGGCTGGTGAAGTACAGGAAGCAGTTGCACAAATAGAGTTACAGTATCGTAAAGTTGGAGGTTCATGGAATCCTGTACCTAACTTTATGAATGGTAGTACTGATACTACAACTACAAGTGCGTACACAGACACACTACCTGCAGCAACATATACCAGTACTACAATTGCTGGTGGAGACAATAGTTTTTTAGGCAGTGTTGTAAATTTATATCGCTGGTATACAATTGCAGTAGGTGCTGGTGGGTTAGTACACACTTTTGCTGGTGCAGCCACAAACACTCAACTTGGCGAGCCAAGCACAGAATTAGTGAACGATTACAAGTCTTCTACTTATAGTCAGTTACTGGGCTTTGGAGATAGCTATACTCGCCTACCAGAAGTACCCTCTAGTTTTATTAAGCTATATAATGTATGTGTGTATGGTACTACTGGATACGTTACACACGATGATCTTCGTGGCAACTCATCAAACTATACTGGATTTAATTTTAGTTATACAAATGAAACTGCCCCGTATTACGATGCTCCAACTAGTACAAGTAGTACAGGAGCTGTAAAAATAATGATTAGCACTGGTTATTATACTAGTGCACAAACAGTTAATACCGGTATAGACAATACTATTTTTACAACATTAGGACAAGCAGGTACGTTTGCCGCTACTAGCCCCTATAGCGGATGGAACCAACTTTTACAAACTGACGGAGTCTGGAATGCTGGAAACACTGGAGAGACGTTCGATAAAACATTTAGTTTTACTACTGCAACAGATGGCTATTATAAAGTAGAAGCTTGTGTTGATGACTTGGGTGACGTTATAATTGATGGTAATCCTATTATATCAATGCCTTTTCCAGGATATAATGACGTATCCTCTAAAGTTATACAACTTGAAGCAGGCGCTCATACAATTCGTATACTTGCAACAAATAGGACCGGTAATAAAGCCGTAGCTGTAAAAATTACTTATAATAATGACGGATTTTTAAACTCAGCATCTTCTAATAGCACTATACTTACATTTGGAACAAATAGTTTCTATAGTAAAGAAAAAAACGCATTTAATTTTGTATATTCATTCAAGAACCTAGCCCCAGCACAATACGAAGTTAGAGTGCGCAGAGTTAATGATAGTAACCCAGAACCTAGTGATGAATTAAGAAATTACTTTAAAGTAGTATTATTTAGTGTTACTGCGTTCAGTAATACTCAACCTGCTATTGATCCACCTGGTTGTAGAATTGCAAAAAGCGCTATTCGATTACAAAGTAGCAGCAAAGCAAATGGTACTATTGAAGGTGTAAATGCATTACTACAAACAATTGCTTATGACTGGGACGGTACACACTGGACCTTAAGAGCAACTAATAATCCTGCTAGTTTGTTTTTATATGTATTAAGTCATCCAGCTAACGCATATCGAGTAGAAGTAGCAAATGCAGCTTCTTCAATTGATCTAGCACAGTTTCAAACATGGCATGCTTTTTGTGTGTCAAAAAAGTTAAGTTATAATGCGGTAATAACTAATACACAAAGTGTAATGGATGTACTACGAGACATAGCGGCAGCCGGTAAAGCCAGCCCTAGTTTTGTTGATGGTAAGTGGTCTGTGGTAGTAGATAAACCCCGCAGCTATCCAATACAGCACTTTACTCCGCACAATAGCTGGGGATTTGAAGCTACAAAAATATTACCAAAAATTCCTGATGGTTTTCGCATATCTTTCCCAAATGAGGATAAAGCCTATCAACCAGATGAAATTATTGTATACAAAGAAGGTATGTTGGCTGCAAATGCTACAATATTTGAAGAGCTAGTATTACCTGGCGTTACTAATAAAGCTCAGGCTGAATATTTTGGTAAGTGGCATTATGCACAGCTAAAGTTGCGACCAGAAATTTATACTTTTAACACAGACTTTGAGTACTTAGTGTGTACTAGAGGCGACTGGGTTAAAGTTGCTCATGATGTTCCATTATGGGGCACAGGAACCGGACGTATTGTGTCTATTAGTGGCGGTGGACTAACACTCAAACTATCAGAAAGCATACTATTAAAGAAACCTGCTGATGGTGGTCCTACTACTTATGCAATTAGAATTCGTACAAACGCATTATCAAATAACTCAATACTAAAAAGTCTCGCACCTATAACTACTACAGGGTACACAGATACTATTACATTAGCATCTTCTGTATCAAGCGATGGTGTACTGCCTGATAATTTGTTTATGCTAGGAGAGCTTGGAAAAGAAACTCAAGACCTAATAGTAATATCTGTAGAACCAACTGGAAATACTTCCGCAAGGCTAACGCTAGTGGACTATTCTCCAGAAATATACTTGGAAAACTTTACTAACTTAGTTTACGATGCTAATATTGATGGTAATAGTGTAAAAGCCGGAACTAATCCTATTTTATATCCACCAATTATTGTTGGCATGACTAGCGATAATACTATTAATGAGCAAATAACTAAAGGTAACTACCAAAATACTTTATTGGTTAGTTTTGCAAATCCAAGTAAATTATCGCAATATGCTACAAAGGTTGAATTACAGATTGTTTTATCAACGGCTGAATTTAATGATAATACTTCTACTGATTCTTATATAGTTAATAAAGAATCTGGCTCTGTAATTGTAAAAAACTTAATTACAGGAAAGAGTTATAAAGTTAGAGTTAGGTATACTAACGCTGACGGTACCTTAACTGGACCATGGTCAGATCCTTTATTTGTAGTAGCAAACGGCAGGTCTACTAATACTTCAGGAATTACCAGTATGACCGCTAAGCGCTCTACTAGGTTTTTAAATATTGCCCCGTATATAGCTACAAAGCCAAATGACTTTAAGTACTTTGAAGTAAGAGTGTTTAAAGATCCCGGTACAGGTGATTTTTGGGATAACACAAGCACTGATATTAAGAAAGTTACTTTTACTGGTACAACAAGTATAGATTTAAAAGAGTTCCCAACTCCTAGACTATCTGATGCACCAGGAACGCAATATCGAGTAGCTTGTAGAGTAGTAGATAATGCAGGTAACTATAGCTCTACTAGTAGTTTGT